CGACCAGCTTGGCGGGAGCAGCACGCTCCAGAACGGCCCGGAGCTCCAGCTCCTTGGCCTGCACCTTCTCCAGGAACTCGATCCGAGCCTTGATCGTGTCGGCCTGCTCCATGAGCGAGCGGAGCGAGGCTTCGTCCATCGCCTGGACGTTCGGATCTTCGGCACCCGCGGCCGCATCACTTGGCATGTCGGCTTCCATCGCCGCCTGGATCTGGGCCGTGATGTTCGCCAGCTGATCGAGCAGTGCCTTGATCGTGTCCACGTGCGTCGCTCCTGTATGCGTGATCGCGGCGGCTTCGACGCCGTCGCCTACCACGAACCTAGAGCGAGCCGGCCAGACCCTTGCAGCACCAGCACCGCGGCCAGTAAAGAACAGCGCTAGCCCACCAGCTTGTGGCGCCGCACCTCGCGAGCCGGCACGACGTGCTTGTCGGTGTTGCCGCACCGGCACCGCAGGTAGCGGATCTGATACTCGCCCTGCCGCTGGGAGCTGGCGACAGCGAGCGTGCCAGCGTCGCATGCCGGGCATTTGTCGCCGGATTTAGCGGCCATACTGAGCGAGGTACTCGCGGAGTTCTGCCGCCTTGCTGGCGGCCTGCAGCCGGAGTGCCACGAGCTCGTCGCGGTTCTGGCGGAATGCGTCGTAGGACCGCTGGGCGACCTCGAGACCGCCGTCGCCGTAGGCCGGATAGGTGCATGGGCCGACGTCCAGGAGCGAATCCACGGCCCGGATCGTCCGCACGCTCTGCCCATCCTCGATCGCCCAGTCCTCACCGCCGGGGGCGACGGTGAACGCGAACGACGAGCCCAGCACGATGCCGTCGCGGATGTTGTTCGCAAGGTCTCGGCCGTAGGTCGAGTCGGGCACTGGAAACTCGTACCGCAGGCCGACCTCGTCCACCGAGAGCGACAGCGTCCGCGGGTATCTGGCGAGCGGGAAGTTCGAGTCGTGGTTGAAGAGCGCCCGCGTCTCTAGCTTTTTCTTGCGGCCGCGCCGCTCCGATACGATGCCGAAGGCGGCCGGATCGATGCGCTCGTAGAAGTCGCCGAGCAGCAGCGACCGCACGCCAAAACGGGCGGCGTAGCCGACGATAAACTCGCGCTCGCCTTCGCCTTCGACGCTCCGCATCTCGACCGCGAGCAGCGGCGCCGCGAGGTCGGCGTGCTCTTCCACCCACAGACTGCGTCGTTCCACGGTGTTCGTCATTGATCGTCCCTCCTGATCAGCTGCGTTCATCTGGTCCACCAGCTTTCTGCTCCATGAATACCCCGAGTCGCCACCCCACAGTTTGTGGGCGATTTTTCCGGCCGACGGGTAACCCGGCTCTCCTGGATTCCATCCCTGCCCCTGCCTGTCGATCCGATGTCGGTCGAAAAATGCTTTCATGCGGCGTGCCGTGTCCGGGCTGATCGTCCTGCCGTTGCTCAGGTCGCGAGCGCGGGCCACGCCGACTACCGTGCCGCCTCGGCCGTGCTCTTTTCGCCATGCAAGCCCCTGGGCCGCCTCCTCTCGCACGCCCTGCGGGGGCGTGAAGTCGATGTGGTCATACTTAGCCACGTTTCCGCCTCGTCTTTTTCTCGCTCCGTATGAACTGCGGCGAGTCGTCCACCCACACGTCCACGTTGATACCGGCCGCCTGTGCGGCATCGTCCTTGAGCGTGTCGGCACCCACGAGCAGCACATCGGAGAATGCCTCGGCGTAGGAGCCGAGAGATGAGATCACCTCCTCTCGATCGGATTCGGGGCGGCGAGAAATCATCACGACACGATTCCCATCGGCAACGGCCTTGCGGGCGAACTCGCCCCACAGCTGCGGATCGGCGGCGAACGTCTTGTCGAAGTCGATGCTAATCGTCATGGCACGCAGCTCGGCGAGCGACCGGGTGGCGTCGCCGGCCGGCGGCTCTGGCAGCGGGTCGATCTTCACGAGCGTCGCGACCTTGTGGCCGACCTGCGTGTCAGTCGGCCTCCAGCCACCAGGCACCTCCTGGTAGACCGTGATCAGCGCGGCCGGATCGTCCTCGGAGGAATCGATCTTGAAGTCGGTCCCCGGCACGTCGAGCGTGCCATCGCCCATGACGTAGTCGATGCGGCCGCGAGCCCGGCCGCCGGCCGAGTCCCACGACACGAAGTCGCCTTCGGCCACCGTGCCGGGCCTGGCACGGTCCTCGAGCGAGCGAGCCGGCAGGGCCGGCGGTGCGGCCGTCCCGGCGTCGGCCACGCCCGCGAGAATCGCTGTGATCTGCTGCGGTGAGATGCTGGGGAACGACGCGGCGATGAGGGCGGCCGCCCCGTCCTTCGTCACGATGCCGGCCGGCACCTGGGAGATGATCGCGATCAGCCCCGTGATCTGAGCGCCGTTGAGCGACACGTCGGCGACGGCCGGCCCCGCGGCCTCGGGGGCCGCTGCCTGGACATCTCCCGCGGCAGCGGCCAGCCCGCCGGCGACCGCCTGGCCGTCGATGCCGCTGCCGGGCAGCTGCTGAGCCAGCACATCGGCGGCGGTCGCGTCCTGGCCGAGCGTTCCCATGTTGAGCGGCCGGTAGCGGACGTCGCCACCGTCCACAGGATTGAGACCCTCCTCAGCCCGGATGTCGTTGGTCGAGTAGACGCCGAGATCCCAGAGCTGACGGTAGAGCGTCGCGCGGCTCGCGGAGTCCGCACGCAGCATGAACCGCGTGTCGAACGCCGCCTCGTAGCGGTCGTCCTCGACGATGAGGTCGCGGGTGAACGCCGACTCGAAACGCCGCAGCCACGGCATGATCGTGTCGGTCAGGAACTCCTGCGACGCCTGCTCGAGATTCGCCGGCGGCACCTGGGCGTCGGACTGGATCTTCGACATCGGCACCCGCCAGAGGCGGCAGATCTCAGCGATCTGGAAACGCCGGCCCTCGAGCCACTGGCTGTCCGTGTTGCTGTTCTGCGGCAGCTCGTAGGGCTTGAGGCCGCCGGTGAGGACCGCGGTGCGGTGGGAGTTTCCCACTCCGGCGTGCTTCCGGTCCCACTGATTGGCGAGCGTCTCGCGGGCCTCTGCGTTGAGGTTGCCTTCAGTCGAGAGAACGAATCCGGGCCGAGCCCCGGCCGCGAAGTACCGCGCCCCGTGCAGCTCGTAGGCGCGGGCCAGGGCGATCGCGTCCTTGCACGTCTCGACCGGCGATAGGCCGTGGATGCCATCCTCCGACAGGCCGCGGATCGCCAGGACCTGCTCCTGCGAGTAGACGGTCTCCATGCCGTTGGCCTCGCGGTACTTGTACCGTAGGCGGCCGTTCTCCAGCCGCTCGCTCTTCATCCGCGACGGGTGGAGCACCACGAGCTGATCGACCGCCCCGGACGGGCCGGGGATGATCTCGCAATACGCCTCGTTGTAGAGACATAGGTGCAGCATGAGCTGGCAACGCCACTCGAACGACGTCTGCCAGCCGTTGGGCTGGAGATTCAGCTTCCGGTAGAGCGGCAGCTCGACGGCCCGACGCCGGCTCCCGTCGGCCATCCGCTCGAGCACGTGCAGGCCCGGCGTCGCAACCGCCTCCGCAAGGACGCGGACGCACGCGAACACCGTCGAGACCATGAGGGCGTTATCAGGCGTGATCCGCACGCCAGCCGACGAGCCGCTGCCAGCATCCTCATCCCACATCCGCTCCTCGCCGGGGAGCCACAGGATCCGATGCTGCTCGGTCTTCGCGATCATAGGAAGAAGATCTCGGGTGTCCCGCTCGACTGCTGCTCGGCACCCATCCAGCAGGCGATGCCTTCGCACGTCGCCACGATGCCGTCGATTCGCTCCGTGCTGCTGGCCTTGCTCGGGTAGACGTTGCCGTGGCGGTCTTCCGCGACGGCGCAATTCGACGCGTTCCACGCGAGCACTGGATGACCCGCGTGCCGGGCCTTGCCGGCGAGCACGAGATTCTCCAGCGACCGCAGGGGGGCCGACATCGCGCGGCCTCCCTGCGGATATCCGATCACATCGACGCCGTCCCCTTGCAGCATGTTGGCCAGCATCTGGCCGTTGAACTTGAGATCGACGGCCAGCTTCCGCACGCGGTACTGATCGCAGATCTGCGCGATGTCACGGTGCAGCACCGTGTAGTCGGTCACGTTGCCGTCCGTCACGCGGATGTGGCCGTCGCGAATCCACGAGAGGTAGTCCACCTTGTCCCGCTGGGCTCGCTCCGCGGCGTTCGCCTCTGGTATCCAGAAAAACGGCAGGATGTCCAGCGAGTTGTCCGATGGGTCCGGGCAGACGAGCACCAGGGCGGAGAGGTCGTAGGTGCTCGCCAGGTCGAGGCCCGCGTAGACTGGCCGGTCGCCGAACTCGCGGAGCGGCTGGCCGCACGCCGCCCAGGCATCCGGCTTGAAGAATCGCGTGTCCTGTGTCGTCCAGACGTTCAGCCGGTAGCGGAGAAAGGCGTTCAGTTTGGTCGGCGACTGCTCGGCCTCGCGGGCGTCCGCGGCGAACGACTCCTCGGTGATCGTCTGGCCGATCGACGGATTGGCGATCTTCCAGACGCGAGGCTCCTTCCACGAGCCGTCCGCCGCACAGTCGGCCGGGGCCGCATAGATGCAGCCGAAGAAGTTCGGGTCGTAGGCAGGATCGGCGATGCACTTCTCGGCGTAGGTGTGCTGCTCCCAGCAGATGCTTCTGCGGTCGTAGCCGGCCGTCGTGATCGATAGGATCAGCGGCTGCCGGCGGGCCGCACCGCCGTATCGGAGTGCGTCCCACAGGCGACGATCACGCTGGGCGTGCAGCTCGTCGAAGAGGAGCATGTGGATGTTCAGACCCTCTGCCCGGAACGCGTCAGCACTCAG